TGTCTGTTACACAATCATCATATGCCACAATTGCAGATCAATTTGATGCTACACCATTTGCTGGAGACTATTAAACAATGGCAGTTAGAACAATAGCAGCTGGAGGAGGTAATTGGAATGCCACTGCAACGTGGATGGAAGGCATCGTACCTGTACTTGGTGACACTGTATTTGCAGCTGTCACTTCAGGTCAATTAACTGTCAATGTTGCCTCTGCTTGCACATCCATAGATTTTACAAACTACACCAACACATTAACCATGAATGCTACTTTAAGTGTTGGTGGTAATGTTACACTTGTTGCTGCTATGACAGTAACAGGTACAGGAACACTCAGTATTACTGCAGCAGCTACTATTACATCAAATGGAAAAACGTGGTCGGGTGCATTGACTTTGTGGGGTGGATCAGTCTCATTTGGAGATAATTGGACTGTCACAGGTCTTTTAACCACAACAACAAATACAAATCTTGGCAACAATAGCATAACCTGTAATGGAGGAATAAAAAATAATGGAGGTACAACAGTTGGAAGCTGTATTATAAAACTTGGCGGTGGCACATGGACAGGCTCTTTTACAGCTGCTATCAGAAATCCATTTCAATTTGTTGGTGATTGTACTGTTTCAGGAAATGTGGCTTTCAACAACAATACAATGACATGGGTTTCAGGAATCATTACAACAGCTGGTTCAATATTATATGTTACTTCCGTCGCTACTACCTTAAACACATCAGGTATGACATGGAGTCAGGTTAGATTTTATGGTGTAGGAATTACACATACTCTAACATCAGATCTTAATGTAGATTGGTTGCTGCTTGGAACTTCAACCAATCAAACAACAATAAATGGAAGTACAATAAATGTTACTGGTAGTATACAAATGCTAGGTGTAAGTGGAGGACTTACCACAGGAACTACAAAAATCAAAATAACAGGAGGGTACATTACTAGTGCAGGAATGACCTTAAGATCTTCTCTTGAAATAGCAGGAGATGTAACAATAGTTAGTGAAAATACATTAACATACAACACAGGTACTTTAACATACACTTCTGGAAAGGTTACAACTACAGGAAGCACTTTAGCATTAACATTAGCAACAACCCTAATAAACATGGATAAAATAGCATGGAATATAGTGACTGTAACTGCTGGTGTAACAGTAACCATGAATAAATTTTTTAGTGGAAGCCCAACTAAAAAACCAACAATACAATCTAGTGTAGCAGGTACAGCATATACAATTACTTTTCAAGACACTTTTGAAAAAACAGCAAAATTTGTAAAAACATCAGACTGTAGTTTAACAAGAAAAGGACAATTACTTGTGTTAACTCCTAATTCAGATAAAGGAGGCAACTCTGGCATTAGATACATAAACCAATCACCAAATGGCATAGCTAAAAATGCTCCATCAATTGTAAATACTATGACCAGCCCAGCATTAGGATTAGCTGCAGATCCTTGCTTCTACTAAGAATTACTTTAATCTTTGTCATATTTATAATAAATCATAATTCATGAATGTACCTATATATCCCGGTTCTAGTTCATTTTTTCCAGGTAATACTCCTTTTGGATTTTATGATAATGACTATCAATTTCAAACTGACGCAGATAAAGTAACTACTTTTTGTGCTAGACGTTTAGGATATCCTATAATGGAAGTTGAATTGCAAGATTTAAACTTCTACACAGCTTTTGAAGAGGCAATTACAACATATGGAAATGAATTGTATGCTTATCAAGTAAGAGATAATTTATTAAACATAGCTGGATCTCCTACCTCTTCTAACATGAACCATGCTACTGTCATTCCAAGCATGGCTAACATAATTAAATTGACAGAGCAATATGGCTCAGAAGCAGGAGTAGGAGGATATGTAGATTATCACAGTGGTTCAGTAGTGACTACAGCAAGCATTCAAGACTACAATTTAACCCAATGGGCTTTAGACAACAACATAACTGGGGGAATAGAAATAAAAAGAGTATTTTATCAACCAACTCCTGCTGTTAATCAACTTTATGGTTTAAACTTATTTTCAGGACTTGGAGGAGTTCCTGCAGTTGGAGGAGCATCTTTTGCAAATGGAGTTCCAGGTTACTTTATGTATCCTACAAGTTTACTAATTCAAACAACTCAAGCAATTGAATTGCAAAATCAAGTTGCATTGTCAGACTATTCATTTGAACTAGTAAACAATAAATTAAGAATATTTCCAATTCCAGCTACACTGGAAATTACATTTGGTTTCACTACATTAGCCTTGAGGAAAGAACAAATTCAATTATAACTCAGGCAGGATCATCAGTGACTAATGTTTCAAATGCTAACTTTACAAATCCATCATATTCTCAAATAAATTCTATAGGCAGACAATGGATATTTGAATACACATTATCTTTGTGTAAAGAAATGTTAGGATATGTTAGAGGAAAATATGCTCAAATTCCAATTCCAGGAAAGGAAATTTCACTTAATCAATCAGACTTAATATCAGCTGCAACAGCAGAAAAAACAGCTTTAATAGAAAGATTAAGATTATACATGGATGAAACTTCTCGCCAATCTTTACTAACAAGAAGACAAGCAGAAGGAGATGCAGCTATGATTGAACTTGGAAAATCTCCTATGACTATATTTATAGGCTAAAAACGTAAAATATGGCACTTTTTGGATCAAGTAGAGATGTCTCATTTATAAGAAAAATGAATAGAGAAGTAATGGGCAACGTTATTTCTCAACAGTGTGCTTTTTACAAATACATTTTAAAAAAAACAACAGTAAATTTATACGGTGAAGCATCTGGAGGAAAATTTTTTGACGGACCAGTTTTACTAAATGCTTTAATAACAGTAGGTTCTATAACTTCTCCTACAAGTGAATTAGGTGTAAGTTTTGATTGGCCAATGACTTTTGCTTTTTTAAGAGATGATTTAGTAGATGCTAGTTTAGTTCCAGAAGTAGGAGATGTTATTTTATATCAAGAAAGCTACTGGGAAGTAGACAATGCAGGTTCAGCACAGTTTTTTGCAGGTAAAGATCCTGACTTTCCAAATTCTATAAATCCACTAAATCCAGGACTAGATCAATTTGGATACAATGTTTCAATAGTTTGTGAATGTCATTATGTTCCTTCAGATAAGTTAAATTTAATTAAATCAAGATTGTAATGGCAACTAGAGGTAGAAAACCAATTCCAAAAACACAAAAGGAGCTTCTTGTTGACCAACAAGTTCCTTATGAACAAACTGGATTAGGAAATCCCAATTTAGCAAATGGAAAAAACAGAGGAGATCAACTTTCTTTTAAAGGAGATACTACCAAACCATTTTCTATAGGAATTCAAGACATTGATGAATCAATTTTCTACTACTTTACAAATGTTATTAAACCTTCTGTAGTACAAAATGGCGAAAGAATTGAAGTGCCTATAATATACGGTTCACCTGAAAAATGGAAATCCTTTCAAAAAGATGGATATTATAGAGATGTTCAAGGTAGAATTATGATGCCTATAATAATGTTTAAAAGAGACAGCATTGATAAGGTAAGATCTATAGCTAATAAATTAGACGCCAACAATCCTAACAATTTAACTTTACACAGAAAAAAATACAGTTCTAAAAATGCATATGACAACTTTAATGTGTTAAACAATGTTGTTCCTCAAAAAGTAAATTATGCAGTTGTAGTACCTGACTATATAACCTTAACATATAGTTGTGCCATCAACACTTATTACATGGATCAACTAAATAAAATTGTTGAAGCAATTGGATATGCATCTGATTCATATTGGGGTGATCCTGCACGTTTTCAATTTAGAGCGATGATTGATTCGTTTGCTATAAAAACAGAAATATCAGATAAAGAAGAAAGAGCAGTAAGCAGTACATTTAACATAAAACTAAACGGATATATAATTCCTGACATATTACAAAAAGACATAACAGCATTGAAAAAATTACCAGACAAAGTTAAAATTACATTTACATCAGAAACAATTCCACCTTCACAACCTTAATAATATTTATAATAAAATAAAATTTATGACAACAAAAGTTTTAACAGTAGAAGAAATTACACAATTAAAAGAAGTTCAAGAAAAAGGACTTCAACTAATTGAACAGTTTGGAATAATTGAATTAAGAATTAAAGAATT